GTATTCCCACTTACCAAGGGTCAAGACTTTAGCGGAACTGTTTACAAGCTATGAAAATCGGCAGCTTATTCAGCGGTTACGGCGGTCTTGACTTAGCTGTAACAAAGCTGACAGGTGCTCAAGTTGCTTGGCATTGTGAGTGGGAAGCCGCACCAAGCCAGATACTTGAGGCACACTTTCCAGGCATTCCAAACTACCGAGATGTTAGCAAAGTTGATTGGCACTCAGTCGAACCAGTTGACATTCTGACTGGTGGCTTTCCATGCCAAGACTTATCCTTGGCAGGTAAAAGAGCAGGGATGCAAGAAGGAACTCGGTCAGGTTTATGGTCAGAGTTTTACAAAGCAATAACAATTCTAAAACCAAAAATGGTAATCATTGAAAATGTGAGAGGACTACTAAGTGCAAAAGCAGATAGCGGAATGGAATACGGAACTGAAATTATGGATCAAGCCGACAGAGGCATTGTTCTCAGAGCACTTGGAGCTGTTCTCGGCGACTTGGCCGATATCGGGTATGACGCAAAATGGTCAGGTGTACGAGCTAGCGATGCCGGCGCTCCCCATCAACGATTCAGAGTCTTTATTGTTGCCTACCCTAGCAACACCTAACACAATGGAATACTTGCCAGCTAGGACAGGTGAAGCAAGAGAAAGGCAGCTTTACAGAGGTGGCTCCAACAGTAGGCGTAACAGCTCAGGTAACTTGCGTGAGGACATCCTTGAACTAATGCCAACACCGGTAGCAAGCGAAGGAACTAAAGCACCATCACAGCAAACAAGTGCAACGAAAAGCAAGACAGGTCAGGTATGGCTAAGCAATGTTGCCAAAGACCTTGAGGCTTTACTCAACACACCACAAGTAGATGATGCAAAAAACACAGGCCATAATCAAAGCCGAAGGGTTACTCTTGCAAGCCAAGTCTGGGCTAACCATGAAACCAACTGGGGTAAGTTTGAGCCAGCAATAAGACGATGGGAAGCTATTATCGGCAGACCAGCACCAGAGCCAACCAAGCCAGACGGCAAAGAAGCAAACCATAGACTCTCATCCAAGTTCACAGAGTGGATGATGGGACTACCTGACGGCTGGATAACAGACATCGGACTCAAGCGTAACGATGAGCTGAAAGCCTGTGGCAATGGAGTAGTGCCTCAGCAAGCAGAGTTAGCCCTTAGCTTGCTAGGCATCAAGGAGATACTAGAAAGATAATGCCTACATACGATTACAAATGCAAGACCTGTGACCTCAAGATGTCTGTTATAAGAAAGATAAACGAGCAAGATAGAACACCACTCTGTGCCAACTGTGTCAAAGACTTAGTGAGAGTTTATGACTCACCAGCAGTAACCTTCATGGGTATCGGTTGGGGTAAGGATTCATAATGGCACTCATTAGATTCGGTAGCGGTAGCGAGCTATACATCTACCCAACAGACAAAGGCTATGTCTGCTGTGGCTGCATCAGGAAGCAAGCGAGCGTTAGCTTTGATACTAAGGATCAACTCAAGGCTCACATCCTGATACATAAGGAAGCCAACGACACCATCGGGCTAGTAGGCAACAGCCTGACTTACCAGAGCTATAAAGAACTAATAGATGCTGTTGATAGGTATCCCAACTGATGATCGTATTCCCTAAGCCCTGCCTCAAGTGCAAGGCACTATTCAAGGCTAGGTCAGAGTATTGCGATGCTTGCCGGTTGGAAAGAAAACCAAGAACGCCTACCCCAAGGGTTGAATCGCCAGAAAGAAAACTAAGAAAGACCCTGCTGTATAACTCTGGGTATAGAGCTAGGGCAAAGGTAGTGAGAGAGTCAGCAACTCATTGTCACATTTGTAAACAAGCTTTCACAGACCGCACCCAGATACAGGCTGACCACCTCATACCAGGCAATCCAGAAAGTCCATTGGCACCTGCCCACCGCACCTGTAACGCTCAGAAGGGAAACAGATACATTGGTTGATGAGAATTGACTCATTGACCTGATAACACGCCTACAAGCCCCCCATGACCCCCTGTGCCGTAATTTACGGGGGGTGGGGCTTTTCTTTACAATTTTTGAACCTTACACCCCGAGCCCCTGACCTTCTGTGTAGCTCCGCGAAACTAAACCTTTTTGGTAAGCTATAAAAATGAAGCTTGAAACCCTACGCATCGTTGAGCTAACGCCTGATCCTAACAACGCAAGGCAACACGATGACAAGAACCTCAAAGCCATCATGGGAAGCCTCAAAGAGTTCGGGCAGCGCAAGCCAATAGTCATTACCGAGGCTGGCACAATCGTTGCCGGCAATGGAACTGTCGAGGCAGCTAAGCGTTTGGGCTGGCTAGAGATTGAGGTTGTCAGGGTTCCGAGTGACTGGACTGATGCTCAAGTCAAAGCCTTTGCTATCGCTGACAATCGCACAGCCGAGCTTGCCAACTGGAACCAGGAAGTGCTGACCTCTCAACTGCTAGAGCTAGAGGCTGAGGGCTGGGAGCTTGCTGAGTTTGGCTTCGAGGCTTTTGAGCTACCTGATGAGGATAAGCCAATTGTTGAGGATGAGATACCTGAGTCTGCACCTGGCAGGGTTGCCCTTGGCGACATCTGGCAACTAGGCAATCACAGACTTATGTGTGGTGACTCATTTAGCAAGGCAGCAATAGATCAACTGCTTGATGGGCAAACAGCAGACATGGTATTTAGTGACCCACCATACGGCATGAACCTAGATACCGATTACTCCAAGATGGGAGATGGTGGCAAGAAGTACGACAAGGTGATTGACGACAACAAACAATTTGATGCCAGCTTCTTGCTTGATTACTTTGCTAAGTGCAAAGAGGTCTTTCTCTGGGGTGCAGATTACTATGTTGAAACCTTGCAGCGTAAGTATCCAGACTTAGGCAGCTGGATTATTTGGGACAAATACTCAGATGACCGCATCGGCCTACTTGACGGAAGATTCGGTAGCTCATTTGAAACCTGCTGGTCTAAGACACCACACAGGCGAGAGATTGCAAGAGTCTTAGTCAAGACTAACTACACAGCCAGAGGTGATGAAACCAGAGTCCATCCAACTCAGAAGCCAGTCGAGCTTGCTAAGTGGTTCTTTGATCGTTGGGGTAAGCAAGCGACCAACATTGTGGACTTATTTGGTGGCTCTGGATTTACCTTGATTGCCTGTGAGCAACTTGGCAAGACTGCATTCCTAATGGAGCTTGACCCCAAGTATTGTGATGTCATCATCGAACGCTGGGAGAAACTAACAGGGCAGAAAGCCGAGCTACTGCCAGCTAAGGCAGATTAGTCATGGCACAGGTTGGAAGGCCACCAGTCCCAACTGAAATCAAAAGGCTTACCGGAAACCCTGGCAAGCGAGCATTACCTGACCAGTCAACTGTGATGCTCATACCCCAAGCCCTATCTACACCTGAGCCAGCTAGACCCTTGCTAAAGTATGGCAAAGAACTATGGGACAGAGTGTGGGAATCAGGCATTGCTTGGATAAGCCCTAACAGCGACATTGAGATTCTGCTGATGACCTGTGAGATGGTTGACGAGCGTTGGAATCTAAGAGTCAGGGTTATGACTGATAACAATCCCAAGGATCGCAGAGGGTTGCGAGAGCTAGAAAAGTCAATCTACTCAAACCTTTCTTTACTTGGCTTTACCCCTACGGATAGAAGCAGACTCGGCGTTGCTGAAGTCAAAAAGATGAGCAAGCTAGAGGAACTGCTAACTAAGAAGGCTAATCGTGAGTAGCTGGCCTCCAGCCTGGTTGACACCAGTATCAAATGAAGCCATAGAAGCTGGTGATGGTCAGTATGCCATTGAGTTTGCTGAAGCCTTTGGAACTATCGGTAAGGATGGAATCGCAGGTCGAGTCGGTGATGCGCTAGTCCTAAGGGATTGGCAAAAGGAACTAGTCAGGCGTATCTTTGCCAGAGATGCAGATGGTGGACTTACTGCAAGAGTGGCACTTGTAGGGACACCCAGAAAATCAGGTAAGTCAGCTCTAGCCTCAACGCTTGCCCTTTACAGCTTGATAGCTGAGGGCATCGAGGGTGGTGAGGTTGTGGTTGCTGCTGCCGAAAAGGAACAGGCTCGCATTATCTTTGGTGAGGCTAAGCGCATGGTTGAGGCTAGTGAGCTATCCGAGCTTTGCACCTTGTATCGAGATGCAATCTTTGTACCCTCAACCAACTCTGTGATGAAGGTGCTATCTGCCGAGGCTTACTCCAAGGAAGGTCTAAATGTTAGCCGAGCGATTGTGGATGAGATTCACGCTCACAAGAACCGAGAGCTATTTGATGTGTTGTCACTCTCAATGGGTAACCGAGGCAAGCTGGCTCAGCTTCTAGCAGTCACCACAGCCGGTCAAAAGACAGACATGACAGGGCAAGACTCAATCGCCTACAACCTGTATCAGTACGGCAAGCGAGTATCAACTGGGGAAATTATTGACCCAACTTTCTTTATGTCTTGGTGGGAAGCACCACCAGAGGCAGACCATCGCAACCCTCAGATGTGGAAAATAGCAAACCCAGGTTATGACGATCTAGTGTCAGCCGATGACTTCGAGTCCGCTGTCAAGAGAACACCCGAGCCAGAGTTTAGGACCAAGCGATTGAACCAATGGGTCAGCTCGATGAACGCTTGGCTACCTAACGGAGCCTGGCAACCACTAGCCGAACAGCGAGAGTTGCGACCAGATGAGGACATTATCATCGGCTTTGACGGCTCATTCAATGGTGACTGCACTAGCTTGATGGGTTGCACCATACCCAAAGAGAATGAAAAGCCTTACCTGTTTATGATCAAAACATGGGAGAAACAGCCAGAGGACACCGATGATTGGCGTGTAAACACCCAAGAAGTCGAGGATGTAATCATCCAATTCTGCTCAATTCACAATGTAAAAGAGATAGCTTGCGACCCTTATCGCTGGCAAAGGTCTATGGATGCTATGTCTGAGATGGGCTTGCCTGTTATCGAGTTCCCTTCAACTAGCCCAAGTCGCATGGTTGGTGCTTGTGCCAAGTTTTACACAGCGGTAACTGAGCAGACAATGATTCACGATGGCGACCCATTACTTGAGCGACACCTGACCAACGCAGTCGTCAAGACCGACAGGATCGGACCAAGAATCGTAAAAGACAATAGAGGCTCACCAAGAAAGATTGACGCTGCTGTCGCGGCTGTCATAGCCTTTGATAGGGCAACTGTTGGTAGAGTAGAGTCTGAACAGCTTGTCCCACAATTCTTTATCTAAGGCGGTCATGGCAACCATACTTCAAGTGCTAGGGGCTTTGAGCGTTAGCATCGGTGCAGGTCTAATCTTTCCACCAGCAGGTCTAATTCTTGCTGGTGTATTTTCAGTCTTATTTGGCTTGGCTCTCGAAAGGAAATAACCAATGCTTAACAATCTTTTCGAGTCAAGAGCTATCAGCTTTCAGACCATCTGGGGATCAGGTAACGACCTTGACATAATGAACCAATCGGGCACAGTAGTCAACCCTGAAACTGTGTTCAAGGTCAACGCAATCTTTTCAGCAGTCAGCCTAATCTCTGACACAATCTCAACCTTGCCGGTTGACTCTTACATTCGCCGCGATGGTGC